TTCGATGAAAAATATGTCGCTATATCCAAATTCTCCTGTTTTTCCGCCTTGCCGTGTCTTTTGTGAATCCTGATATTGCGGTCTTCCGAATAATAAGAATATTCTTCTTTCATTGCCCTTACAATCCTGCACGCCTCGCAATTCTGATTTGTCGGTATGTTCGCAGCAAGTTCTCCCGTGTCCTCTTTCGCTATCGGGCAGCTTTTGCACTTCGAAATGGTGTACGGATTATAGTCGGGCACGGTTTTGCCTTCCGCTCCCGGATTAAACCGGAACATACCTTTCTTGTCGCTTTGCGTCGCCAATGCTCCCAGCCCTTGCGCCACATCCGAATCCGTCCTTTCGTATTTTCCACGACGCACTTGAACCACGGTACAGCGGCAGTTCCATCCGTTCGGAGGCGTGAAGTCCTCCCAAAACGGGTCGGAATAAGGCAGCGTTATGCCGTCCATCGCGGCGTGTTCGGGGCGCACGCGTTCGTCTCCGGCAGTGCGGTATTGCAAATCGTAGCGGTCCCCGTCCTGCGAGAAGTCCTCCCATTTGGCGGCCATTTCCGCGGATGCCGAAACGAAGTTGTACTCGCTTCTCAGATAGTTGCGGTTATAGGTTTCGTCTATACTTCGAACGTCGTTCAGAAAGGTTTCGAACGGCTTGCGGTTTCCGTATTCGTCCAGCATGGAAGGGAACGCCTCGTTCATCTCGTGGAAGGTCTTCATTCCGGAGAACACCCAGTTCGAACGTTCCAGCCTCTTGCGCATGGCGTCGCTCATCTCCGTCTTTCTGAAAGAGGAGTTAAGGACTTCGGCGTGCGAGTCGATGAAAGAGCGCGCCTCGTCGGTGGTCAGCAGCTCGATGGAGAAGACGGCTCCCCCGGTGTCGTGCACGCGTTTCATCATCGCCTTGAACTGCTTGGTCAGCCTTTCGAACTCCGCTTTTTTTATTTCGCTTTCGTCCGCCAGTCTTCCGTCCAATTCGCCATATATGGAGCGAGCCCTACGGTGCAGCCCCTCGTAGTCGGAGGGGCTTAGTCGAAAAAAGGCGCTGAGTTGTTCCGTTTGTCCTTTTCTTCGTCCTTAGGTTCTTCGTCCTCCTTAGGCTTGTTGTCCGTCGAAGGCGTTCCGAACGACATCTCCCTCCTTTCTCCGACCGGCATGCCGTATTTGTCGGAGAAATACTCCGGCTTCACGTCGTACCTGTCCGCTATCATGGTCTCGTACGCTATCTGCTGCTCCGGGGTGTAGTCCACTGAGTAGTCCCAATCGAAGCGCAGCCCCTTGACCGGAAAGCCGTGCTCGACCATTCTGGGGAGCAGCTTGTCGTTCACCATGTCCCTTATCATGTCCTTGTCCGCCTCCACCAAGTTGTCGAACACCTTGAGGTGCGTCTGGCTCTGTGACAAAGACGAGCCGTCCTCTATGGTCATGGTCTGCCCGACGATGAGCTTCGATATCTCGCTGTTCGCCCTGTCCACCCTACGGTCGTAAACGTTGAAAGCGTCGCTTTTGCCGCTCTCCACGAACTGTATCTCCGTGCTGGTGTCGGTCACCATGCTCAGCTTGTTGGCAGCAGAGCGCATAAGGCTCTCCAGTCTCCGGAACTCCTTCGGGTCCCTGGTCTGCGTCCTCGCCACTCGCATAGGCATTCCGAATATCTCCGCGAAGCTGTCCCAAAAAGCGAGGGCGTGCTTCTTCGGTATAGTGGAAGTGGCGGCTTTAAGGTACAGTCCCAAGTCGTCTGGCTGTCCAATCTCTACGAGCCAGTCGAAGTACGGGCTTTCCCTGTACGGTATTCCGCTTCTCCAGCTTTCGTTCACCATCCTTTTGACCACACCCATCTCCGGCACCACGTGCTTGCGGGGTATCAGCCTGACCTCGTCGTACATCGGCAGTCCGTCGGCTCCTACGACCACGTTGCCGAGCTCCACGAGCGAATGACCCCAAAAGACCGAGTCGAGGGCGTGGCGCAGAAGCTGCTTGAACCAATCCTTGTCGAACAGGCGCAGCGCGTCCTCGTCCTCCGCGCCGTCGGGTTTCGTCAGCTTGTAGGACGAAGCCAGCAGGAACCCCTTGCGCTGAGCCACGCATCCGCTAAGGTGCAAATCCACGTCCACGTCCCTGTATATGTCGTACAGCGCCGAGCGGTTCGGGTCTTCCACGTTGATGGCCCACTGCCACGCCTTGCGCCAATCCCCGATGTCCTTCCTCGTGAGGGCTTCGGTGTGGCGTACCAATTCCACGATAAGCTTTTCAGCCTTCCGTCTGTCCGAGCCTTTGGCCAGATTGAACTGTCCGAGATGGTAACTCTCCCGTTCGGAGTTACCGAACAACTTCCTTATGTCGTCTATTATAGCCATCTTTTGCGATTATGAATTATGAATCTGAATATTTACCAATTGTGCCGCAGCGGCTTCTCGCTGTACCACGACGTGCCTATGGAGCCGTCCTCGTCGCTTTCCTCCGTCCTCGGAAGATCCGGCACTATCTTTCCGGCCTGCACGCCCTCCAGCCAGCGCACGGCCCTCTCGTAACGCTCTTTCCTCGTCTCCATGCCGAACTTCTGCGGCTGCGAAGCCACCATGTGGTAAAGCGCCATGTCCACCGCCATCATCACCAAGAGCTTGTTCCTGTCCGAGCCTTCCGCTCCGAATATCCGGTCGCAGTCGTACGTCGGGCGAAGGTATCCGCTCATCTCCTCGACGGCCTCGTCCTCCGCCATTCTTCTTATTTCCTCGCTCTGCTGGCTGATGGTCTTCAAGGCCGTCTCTCCGACCACCACCCTGTAATCGTCATCCGTAATGAATCCCATATCCTACCAAATATTATTAGGTTGTTCCCTGTCTATCGTTATCACCTTGTTGGCCTCCTGTCTGGCTCCCTGTTGCAGATACCACATCGCTCCCTCGTCCGCATCCGGAGCGTCGTCGTGCGCCCTGCTTCCCCTTTCGAGGGCGAGCGTCTGCTCTATGCCGGCTTCCATGTCGGGAGTGCCCTTCAAAGCCTCGTTGTAGAACACCCATCCTCGCTCCCATAGCGGAGACACAGCCTCGATGCGCTGGAGCTTGTCCGGCTTCTTGCGCCTGTCGGGCAGGATGGGCAGCTGATATCCCCGGAGGTCTCCCTCCGCGGCGAACTCGTCCAATATCGTGTCCTGCATGAAGTTCGCCTCCATCATGTAGGTCACCGCCACGTTCTCCGGCACGCTTTCGTAGTAGTTGTACAGCCAGCGCACCATTCCGCCCACCGTGTCCTGACGGACGTAGGTGTCTATCAGGTGCAGCTCCCTGCCTGTCCTGCCCCACACCCTGGCGGCCTTGTAGTCGTTGGCGGTAGTGCTCTTGAACGACGGGTCCACGTAGCACACTATGCGGTCGTATTTGGCCAAAGGGAGTATCTTCTTATACCTTATCCATTCCGGCTTGAAGATCCCTCCGGCCGCTATCGGGTTGTGCATCATCTCCTTCTCCCAAGCCCTGTAGCCCACGAACCGCTTGTACTCCTCGGCTTCCTCCTTCGTCCATTTCTCCGCCCATACGGGGTTGCCGTCCTTGTCCACCGCCTTGACCTCCGAGACGAACACTCCCGGGTGGCGCAAAGGTTGGCGAGCACCGATGTCTTCGAAATAAGGTTTCCGACCATGATGAAACGGCCTCGGCCGACGTCCAGCGAGCCGAACAACGCCTCCTTGACCCAATCGGTCAGCTCCCGGACCCTCTTCTCGTTACGGCAAAGCTCGTCGTCGTCCAAGTCGTCTATTACTATATAGTCCGGTCTCGCCTCCCTCTCCCTAAGTCCTCTGGGAGACTGTCCCCTGCCGCAGGAGAGGAACTTCACCCCGTTCTTGCAGACGAACTCGCCCTCGGTCCACGAGCCGAGCGTCTTCTGCTCCCCGAAGTCCTTCTTCAGCCTGTCGTTGTACTCAAGCTCCGCCTGCACGTCTCCCAACAGCCGGGTGGCGCTGTCGTCGCTTTTTCCGACGACCACCATGAAGTTTATGAGCTTCTTCGGCTGGAACATCAGCCACAGCGGAAGGAACACGTCGAAGTGCGTGCTTTTGGCGTGCCCCCTCGGCCATTTGAACACCGCCTTCAGGTTGGGCGTGCCCTTGACCTTGCGAGCGGCGGCGTTGTGGAACGGAGCGTTATGGATAAGCCGCAGCGGCTCCCCGGTGGTCTTGTCCTTCAAGGTGAGGAAGTGCGGAAAGTAGTACTCGCAGAAAGCGGCGTAGTCTTTCTGCAGGGACGACACGCGGCGTTCCCTCTCCGCTTTCGTCTCGACGGACAGGACGGTCGTGTCGGTGAAGCTCTGCACCCTCTTGCAGTGCTCCTTCCATCGTTCGTAGGCTTGGTTCTGTTCGGCTATCGTAGCCATAATGGTTGTTCTCCGTTAAGGT